CCGGATTGACTGCGAGGTGGACGGAAAACCTCTCACAACGACGCAGCAGGGCGCTTGTGTCGGCAATTCTGTTTCCCCAGATCTGGCCGAGGCGCTCGTCGCTGCCAACTGCAGCCACCTCGCAGTGTAGAGGGCGGCGGCATGACCGAATCCGACCTCATCCGCGAAGAAATCGCCGAGCTCGAAGCTCAGATCTTCCGCATCAAGGGCAGCATGAACCGGGCCGACAACGGCGTGAAGCTGAAGAAGCTCGCGGTAATCACCCGTCTTCGTGACCGGTGCAATCGGTCTCTGGCAGCCGCCGAGCGGGCGCGGGGAGGGCAGGCATGACCTCAGTTGCTCATTCTCTGCGGGATCTCCTCGCCAGGCACCTCGTCCGGGCCTACGTCGGGCTCTGGCTCTTCGATCGGTGGCTCCGGCAGATCTGGCGGCACATCCGGAGGCATGTCTGGCGGGAATTCAGGGTCATTGGGTCTCGGGATCGGCTTGGTAGGCATTCAGACCTCCTCTTTGATCGCGCAACCGATATTGAGCTGTGTTTGTTCCACGAGCTGGGAGGTGTGGCATGACCTTCCTGGAAGCCTACGCCCGCTTCGGCCCTGACACCATTGCCATCGGCGAAGCTATGGGCATCCCAGAGCATGAGGCAGACCGTTTCATCAATGCGCGATTGAACTGTAGCTACGCAGAGCGCCTTCACGCGCGCCGGGTCAAGAAGATCGCCTACGCCGGCAAAGAACCTTTCGTGTCGGAGTGGGCGAGATGATTTCTGATCGTATGTCAGCCGCCGAGTTCCGCGCTATCCAGAAGGCAGATCAGTCTGAGACGCCCTCGAAGTACCGCAACAAGAAGACGACCGTCGCCGGCATCAAGTTCGACAGCAAACGCGAGGCGCAATTCTATTCCTCGCTGAAGCAGTTGGAGCGCGCTGGCCAGGTCTACGAGGTCGAGCTCCAGAAGCCCTATGCGCTCACGGTCAATGGGCAGTTGGTCTGCACCTACAAGGCGGATTTCGCCTTCTATGACGCGATCCAGAACCGCAACCGCGTAGTCGACGTCAAGGGCGTTGCGACCAAGGACTTCGCCATCAAGAAGAAGCTCATGCGCGCCGTCTTCGGCAGCATCGACGTCGAGGTGGTGCGATGAGCCGGTGGATTCGCGTCCAGACCTCCATCTTCGACCACGAGGTGTTCGCCGCTGAACCGTTCAGCGAGCGTGAGGCTTGGTTGTGGCTCATCTCCAAAGCGGCATGGAAAGACACCGTGCACCGCATAGGCGCGGCTGTCATGCCTGTCCGTGCAGGGAGCCTGTTCGTGACGATCCGCGAGATGCAGGCGGCATGGAAATGGACCTCGACGCGACGCGTTCACCAGTTCCTTGAGCTGCTTTCCAGCCAGAACATGATTGAAACATGCTCTGAAACAGGAAAGACGCTGGTAACTGTCTGTAATTACAGCAAATACCAGAACGCTGAAACACTTTCTGAAACATCGGAAGGTGCTGATGCGAAACAAAAACGAAACACAAAAGACACCAGTACACCAGACACCAACATATCCTCACTCCGTTCGGATGTTTGCCCGGAGGCGGAAAAATCCGCTCCGGCCTCGCCGACGGTGATCGAGCTTCCGACTGTCAATGGCGACATGGTTTCGATTTCCGAGGCGGATGTTGCCGAGTGGTCCGAAGCTTTCCCCGCCGTGAACGTTCGCCAGCAGTTGGCGGCAATGCGGTCCTGGCTTAACGCCAATCCCAAGAACCGCAAGACCGGCAAGGGCATGAAACGCTTCGTCGTCTCCTGGCTCACTCGTGACCAGGACCGCGGAGGAGGGCGCCAGCATCCGCAGGCCCAAGCGCCGCCCCGCCCGCAAAGCCCTTCCATGCAACGCCATCATGACATCCACGCAAGGCTGAAACGAGAACTCTACGGTGAACCAGATGAACAATTTGCCGGCCAAACTGTCGACCTTGCAGCAGGAGATTTCCGCTCTCACTGAGCAGCTTGCCCCGGCGGGCGCCGACGAAATCGGCCAGTGCATCGAAGGCCTCATGAGCGGCGGCATGCGGATCTCCGAAACGATCACTGCTGCGAACCCGGTCGAAGAATACCGCCTCTCACTCCGCAACGTGCCGGTCCATGGGCTGCGCCGGGCCTACGTGAAGCTGAAGCGCGGCGAATACGAGAACATCAACAAGGCTTTCATCCCCCTGCCTGCGGAGCTTGCGGCGATGGCCAATGCCGAATGCCGTCTCATCCGCGAGGAACGCATTCGCAAGCAGGAGACGCTGAGGGCGATCGAGGACTCCGTCAGTCGAACGCTGCCCAGCTCACATGGGCTCATGGATCTGCGTGTCACCCATCGTGAGCGCGCAATCGAGTTGGCGGAGAAGGGCTTCGTCAGGGTTGCCGAAGGTGTAGACCATCTGGAATTCGCACAGCTCGCCAAGTCTCGGGAACTGCCGGCGGGTTCCGTCCACCTGTGGGCAATCGACGAGGTCTGGTCGCCGATCGCCGTCCGCGTCAACCGAAGCAGGATCCAGACAAAGCTGAACGTCCAGCCTCCGACGGTATCGCCGGAGCGAGCCGATGGGCTCGCCCGCATGCTGGCTCTGCCTGACGCCAGCGAGGTCACCGCCGAGCAGATGGCGTATCGCGGCAAGGTGAAGGCCGACATCGAAGCCGCTGAACCGGTCGACGAGGAGCGCGCGGCATGACCATCCAGCACCGCACCGTCGACATCGAGGCTGCGTCCAAGCTCTGGAAGGAAGACTTGTCAGCTTCCCAGATCGCGAAGCGCTTCGGTGTGTCCCGCAACGTCATCGTAGGGATCGCATTTCGAAATCGCGCGTTTTTTCCTTCGAAGCCGCGAGCTCACAATTGCCGACCGCACGAGAGCAAGAGAGCTCCGCGGAGGGACAAGACTGCAATGCGAGACCGCAGGCCCGATACCGTAATCATCCCTCCCCACAAATATGACCTGGAGCGACTGCCGTTTGCCAAGCGCCTTTTAGAATTGAGGCCCGGCGAGTGCATTTGGCCCATCAACGACGGCAGCCCTTTCCTGTTCTGTGCAGCCAAGACCGCCGGGAAATACTGCTCGCACCATCAATCCAGAGCATATGCAGCCCATCGCATTACGAAGAGGGAAAAATGAAGAGATCACGTTGGTATGCAATCCGGATCGCTCCAGGCTATCAGCGCATGGCGGCCGTCGACGAGCGCCTGCCGGAGAACCGTCGCATGGAGTCGATCATCGAGCGGAACTGCCGCAAGGACGGCTTCGACATCTTCATGCCGTCGTTTTACAAGGAGTTGAAGCACCATCGGACGAACGAGATCATCCAGAAGCGGTTTGCGTTCCTTGTCGGCTATGCCTTCGTGAACCTGCCAAGGCTGAACTTCGAGGATCTTCGCAGGGTCGACGGCGTTATCGGCTTGCTGCGGGGAAGCATCGACTATGGACCGCTTGAGTTTCCGGACGGCATGATTGAGGATCTCTACTTCGCCGAGCACGAGCGCCGGCAAGCCTTCCTCTACGAACAGCACTGCCGGAGAGAGAACTGGCGGCAGGAGCGCGTCCACCATCTGCGTGGACAGCTTCGCAAGATCCTCCCGAAGGGCAGGAAGGCTCGCGTCTCGATGGTCGATCAAGCCGAGATGGCTATAGATTCACTGAGTCCTCAGATCAAAGATCGCGTTCAGAAAATTATCAGTGAATTGAACGGGCTCACGAGCGATGTAGAGGTTGAAAATCTCCGCCAAGCTGTATAGATTTTCTGCAGTGATTTGCGGTTGTCACAGTTGCGGACCTCACAGAGGGAATACTCGCCGGACCGCTGCCGAAATTCACACTCGGCGCATAGGAGAAATGCGGCCAAAATCTACTGGCCCATTTTACCTCTGCTGCGGCTAGCCCTCGGTTTTCGACATAACCACGTAAATTACATCTCCGACCGTGATAACGGCTTCGGCAACGTCATCTGAAATTTCGATGTTGAACTCGTCCTCAATCATCATGACGATTTGAGCGACTTCGAGATAGTCGGCGCCAAGGTCATCTACGATGGACGCGTCGTCCACAACCCGGGCAGGGTCGATGCCCAACTGCTCGATGATTATTGCTCTTACACGGCTAGCGGCGTCCGCGCTGGAGTTTTCCACCGATGCGCTCCCTCAAACGGCCCTCACTGCTTAGGCGACCGTCACGCAATCATAATCATCGCTTTTCTTTATTCCAATACCTCTCGCACCGTCGCAGGCAGGGCAACTGGTAAACCGCGTGGCTAACCACGAAAGACCGGGTTCAATTCCCGGCCAGCCACATTAAATAACTGTAATGGTTGAGAAAAGCCTTCAATTCAAGGTGGCCAGCGCGAGTGGCGTATTGTACAAGGCGACTAGAGGTTAGCGCTCAGACAGCGCCCGCCGCCACCCCATCGGTGGCGGTTTTTTCGTCTTCAGGAGCGTCAGGATGAAGTCCCCTTCCCAAATCGCAGACAGCGAGAGCGACCAGCACACCGCTGAGGTCCCGTACAGTGTCCACTTCTATGAGAACTGCAGCCAATCACCAGCGTCGTGGCTGGTGCCGCAGGCAATGATTGAGATCGAAGAGATCGAAAAGAGAGGGCTCCACGGCCGGATGCGCACTCCGCCGATTTTCACGGAGCCCTGCGTGGCAGCCATCGGTAAAGACGGCAAGGCAATCGCTATGATCAACTACCGCGGCGAGGAGATCTGGAATATCTTTCTCTCCTACGTGGTTCCCGAGCATCGACGGAAACATATCCACACCGATCTTTTCGAAGCTCTTCGCGACAAGGGCCTCCAGCAAGGGAATATCGTTTCAATCAACTCCATGACGCACGTCAACAACCTGGCCGCCCAAGCAGCGTTCGAAGCGCAAGGTAGGACAAAAGAATACATCATGTATACCTATCCGCTGAAGGACAGGAGCGACGGCAAAGAGGCCACTGAGAGCGCAGTGAGGATGCCCGAATACCTCGTCGAGCCCTTCGATACCGGCCCAGGCGGTCTCAAGAGCATGCAGGCCTTCATCAACGAGAAGACAGCAGAAGGATATGAGCTCCAACAGGTAATCGAGCGCAGCACGTATCAGTGGGTGCTGATCTTCAAGCGCGAGCCCGATTGGGCCTGACAGCCGCGCATACCTGAATAGGGAGCCGGACCCATGGCCCGGTTCCCCGATGTCTCAATTTGTGCCCTCAGGGGAGGGTAGAGATTGCGGCATCAAGCCTTTCTCGGTGTGAAGCCGATACGGTAGACCTTCTCTTCCAGTTTCGGCATTGAAACGACCATTATGCCCATTTGGGTGTGGTGCTGGATAAGCTGCACTGTATTCCCATCCGCATCCTTGCCGATGAACCGTAGGATTTCCGGATTGGAATATGCGATTGATCGAAGATGGAACGTTGGCGCTGACCCACCGACGACATAGACACCGAGTTCTTCATTCTCAGACAGGAGCTTCTCGTGGGCCGCAATCATATTCATCAGTCGGGAATGCATATGCTCAGCTGGGTTGTTTTTGCGGTGAGCTACAGCGCTCGTCTCGCTTAGGAAGCTGGAATAGTCAGGTATTCTCGGCAAGTTGTCAGTCATTTCTGAGTCGCCCTCTGGTTGGGCATCAAAACAACCAGAGTAGCCGAAGCTTTACAAGGCCAGTCGTCGAATGAGGCCAAGCCCTCCGCCAGAATTATTCGAAGATTTCAGCGGATGCGCCTTCGCGGCTGCACCTGAACTCGAAGCCTGGGCCAGAGACACCTTCATCGATCCGGACAGTGACATGTTCAACCCGGATCACGCTCATCTCAGCCCGGCCTCAATCGGCATGCTCTGGACCACGGTCGAGAACAGCAAGAAGGGCCGTACCGTCATCGGCCAGGCCGAGATGGGACAGCCGGCCGGCATGATGGGGAAATGGGCGAGAGCGAGAGCAGAGGCGCAGATCCTCGGTTGGTTCGGTTCGGTCCCTGATTTCATCATCACGATCGATGCCAACTTCTGGGTGTCTGCAAGCGATGCGCAGGCCTGCGCCCTCATGGAGCATGAGCTATCGCACTGCGCACAGGAGCTCGATGACTTCGGCGCCCCGAAGTTCCGCAAGAGTACCGGCCTCCCGGTCTACACGCTGCGCTCACATGACGTGGAGGCCTTCATAGGCGTGGCCGCTCGATACGGTGCAGTAGAGGCAGGCGTGAAGGAACTCGTAGAGGCTTTGTCCCGTCCGCCTTTGATGACCGCCGACCTAATTGGCTGCGCATGCGGGACCTGCCAGGCTCGCGCCGCCTGATCCTGATGGTGTCCTGAGAAAACCATGGCCAAGGCAAAACTCACTCACGAGCAGCAGACCTTTGTTGTCCAGTCGCTGGCCTGTTTCGACAGCCCGTCTGTCGTGGCCGCTGCACTCAAGAAGGATTTCTCGGTCGTTCTCACGCCGCAGGCGATCGAGGCATATGACCCGAACAAGAAGGCAGGCGCTCGCCTCGCAGAGAAGTGGAAGCTGCTCTTCGAGGAGACCCGCAAGACCTTCCTAGAGGATACGGCGACCATCGCCATCAGCCACCGGGCGGTCAGGCTTCGCGCTCTGCAGCGCATGGCAGAGAAAGCAGAGACGCAGGGCAACATGGTGCTGGCGTCGTCACTCCTAAAACAGGCCGCCGAGGAAGTGGGCAACGCCTACACCAACCGGCGCGAGCTAACGGGAAAGGATGGGAAGGACCTGCCGGTACCCGTATCGCCGGTCACGATCTTCCAGTTACCCGACAATGGCAGGAGCTGAGCAAGGGCAGGGCGCCCAGACGATCATCCGGCCGCAGCCGGGCCCGCAGACAGCATTCCTCGCCTCGCCGGCGGACATCGCGATCTACGGAGGCTCGGCAGGCGGCGGTAAGACATGGGCGCTCCTCATGGAGCCGCTGCGCCATATTGCCAACCCGCAGTTCGGCGCCGTCTTCTTCCGCCGGTCCACGGTGCAGGTCCGAAACGAGGGCGGCCTCTGGGATGAGAGCGAGAAGCTCTATCCCGCCATCGGCGCATCGCCCAAGGAGCATGTGCTGCAATGGAGCTTTCCGTCAGGGGCTTCGGTATCGTTCGCTCACCTCGAGCATGACAAGACCGTCCTGAACTGGCAGGGCTCGCAGATTCCGCTCATCTGCTTCGACGAGCTGACGCATTTCAGCGCCAAACAGTTCTGGTACATGGTTTCGCGTAACCGCTCCATGAGCGGCGTGCGGCCTTACATCAGAGCGACCTGCAACCCTGATGCAGATAGCTGGGTAGCAGAGTTCATCAGCTGGTGGATCGACCAGGACACCGGATTGCCGATCCCAGAGCGGGCAGGCGTCCTTCGCTGGTTCGTGCGCATCGGTGACGCTATCATCTGGGCCGATAGCCCGCAGGACCTGGCGCATCACACCGCGCCCAACGAAGACGGCATTGATTCGCCGATCCCGCCGAAGTCGGTGACCTTCGTCCCGGCGAAGCTCAGCGACAACCGCGCGCTGATGGCAGCAGACCCGAGCTATCTCGCAAGCCTGATGGCTTTGCCGACGGTAGAGCGGGAGCGCCTCCTGGGCGGCAACTGGAAGATCCGGCCGGCCGCTGGGCTGCTGTTCCGTCGCGGCTGGTGTGAGGTGGTCGATGCGATCCCGGCCGGTGCGCGATGGATGCGCGGCTGGGACTTGGGCGCGACACCGAAGACGGAAAGCAACGATCCGGACTGGACCGCCGGTACCAAGATCGGGAAGCTGCCGGACGGCCGGTACATCGTCGCGCACCACTGCCGAGATCGCCTCTCGCCCTCCGGGGTGGAGCGGCTGATCAAGAACACTGCCGAATCCGATGGCAAGGACGTGCAGATATCGCTGCCGCAGGACCCTGGGCAGGCGGGTAAATCGCAGGTCACAAGCCTGACGAAGCTGCTCGCGGGCTTTACGGTGCGGGCAACGCCAGAATCCGGAGACAAGATCACACGGTTCAGCCCGTTCTCTGCGCAAGCCGAGGCGGGCAACGTCTTGGTGCTCCGAGCCCCTTGGAATGAAACATGGTTTTCGTCGCTGGAAGGCTTCCCTGAGGCGGCTCACGATGACGACGCCGACAGCACCAGCCGATCCTTCAACGCGCTGCTGAGCGCAAGCACGTACACGCTGGCGAACGTTTAGGAGCGGACATGGCCAACATCATCGCGTTCGTCCGCGACAGCCTGACAAATATGGTCGCCAGCCTGGGCACCAGCCGGGACAAGGCAGCGTCCAACGTCTATTCGATGCCGATGCTCACCGACGAGGAGCTGCTCAACGCCTATCGTGGGGCGTGGTTGCCGCGGAAGATCGTCGATATCCCGGCATTCGACAGCATCCGCGCTTGGCGCGATTGGCAGGCGAAGAAGCCGCAGATCGAGGCGATCGAAGCGGAAGAGAAGCGCCTGAACGTCATGGGCAAGCTGCTGGAGACCCGCATCAAAGCGCGGCTCTGGGGCGGCGCTGCGATGGTCATCGGTACCGGCGACCAGGACCTGACGCAGCCGCTTGAGGTCGAGCGCATCGGGAAGGGCGGACTGAAATACCTCACGGTCATGACGCGTCGGCACCTCACGGCTGGCGAGATCGAGCGCGACCCGGCGTCGGAATGGTACGGTAAGCCGAAGCTCTACCAGCTGAAGTCTGCCGATGGCATGCAGGTCGACATTCACCCGTCACGCCTCGTCATCTTCAACGGCAACCCACCGCCGGATGATGAGCTGGTATCGACGACCTACGCCGGCTGGGGCGACAGCGTGCTTTTGTCCGTCGTTGACGCCATCAAGCAGGCCGACGGTACCGCAGCGAACATCGCGAGCCTCGTCTTCGAGGCCAAGGTGAACGTGATCCGCATCCCGGATTTCATGCAGAACCTGGGCGACGAGCGATACCGCGCCAAGATCCTCGAGCGCTATACGCTCGCGGCAACGGCCAAGGGCATCAACGGCGACCTGCTACTCGACAAGGAAGAGGAATACGAGCAGAAGACGGCAAGCTTCGCTACGCTGCCGGAAGTGCTCATGTCGTTCCTGCAGATCGTGTCTGGCGCGGCCGACATCCCGGCTACGAGATTGCTCGGCCAGTCGCCGGCTGGCATGAACGCCACCGGCGAAAGCGACCTGCGCAACTATTACGACCGCCTGCAGGCAATGCAGACGGTAGAGATGACGCCGGCAATGGCGCGCCTCGACGAGTGCCTCATCCTGAGCGCGCTCGGCTCACGCGACCCTGACATCTATTACGAATGGGCGCCGCTCTGGGGCATGTCGGAGAAGGAAAAGGCGGACGTCTTCAAAACGAAGGCCGATGCTGCTCGCCAGCTGGTCGGAAGCGGTACGGGGCAAGAGATCATTCCGCGTGATGCTGTCTCCGACGCACTGGTCAATACGTTCATCGAAGACGGATCATTGCCCGGTCTCGATGCGGCGATTGAGGAGTATGGCAAGCTCAGCGAGCAGGAGTCCGACGAGGAGGAGGTCGCCGCAGCAGCTGCTGCCCAGCACTCGCAACAGACGCCACCAGGGCAGAGGAAGCGTACTGCCGACGCCGCGCCGCGCACGCTCTACATCCGCCGGGACGTGCTCAATGCTGGCGATATCCAGAAATGGGCGAAGGCTCAGGGCTTCGATACGGTTCAGGACGGCTTGCACGTCACCGTCATCCATACCCGCACGCCGATGGACTGGATCAAGGTGGGCGAGGACTACTGGGGCGAGAGGGGCAGGATGACGATTTCAGAAGGCGGCCCCCGCCTGATGGAGCGCTTCGGCGAGGCCGTCGTGCTGCAGTTCGCTTCCTCGCGCCTGACCTGGCGCCATGAGGATATTAAGCGGATGGGTGCGGAGACCGACTATCCAGAGTATCAGCCCCACGTTACGATCACATGGAAGTTGCCAGAGGGCATGGACCTGTCGAAGGTCGCGCCATACCGCGGCGAGATTGAGCTCGGACCCGAGGTCTTCGAGGAAGTCAATGACGACTGGAAGGCGGTTGTCACTGAAAACTAGGCGCCGGAGCCTGCTTGTCGCTTCCGGATGGATCGAGTGAATCTCGGTCGTTTGGCAATGCAGAAGTAGGGACCACCGTGAAGTTGTTGTCCTCGAGAGCGGTCTTAAACTTGGTGTATGCCTTCATCCGATCGAGTTCATCGTTCTCAGAGATGTAAACGGTACGAAGTATCTCATCGATAGCCTTGTCCTGGGACTCTGGTTCGGCCGCCGAGGCGACTGCCTTTAGAGAGTTTTCGCGAGCAGCCGCCACGGCCAGCGCTTCGTCTCTCTCTTTAAGCGCCTTCGCAATTTTGACCTCAACTTCGCTGACCTTGAACGCGACTTCGGTCCATTTGAAAGTGGTCATCAGAACAACGCCGCAGACGAGAAACAGTGCGCCGGACATGCCGACGGATGTCGTCCTCGCGTATTTGTTCGCCGGCAAAAAGCAAAGCGCAATGCCCGTGATAAGGCACACGCTACTTGCCGCAAAAATGAACCTGTCATCCATCGATGTTCCCCAACATTGACCCTCACCCTGTGCCGATAGAAGGCACAAACGAGGTGGAAAGTCGAGATCATGAAATTCACAGACATTGCACCGATCGCGGGCACGCGACGGACCGCCGACGGCTACCTTGTTGCGGACGTGCGCACCGCGCGCACCGGCATCCAACTCTATGCCGGCCATGAGGTCGGCAAGCCGGGAATGCAGGCCGTGAAGGTCTATCGGCCAGAGGATCAGGTCTTCGACAAGGCCAGCCTCTGTAGCTACGCGCACAAGCCGGTGACGAACGATCATCCGGACGAGGCCGTCACCGCCGACAATTGGAAGGCGCTGTCGGTCGGCTCGATCGGCGACGAGGTCGCGCGTGACGGTGAATTCGTCCGTATCCCGCTCATCGTCATGGACGCCGCGGCGATCAAGGCGATCGACGAGGGCAAGCGGGAGCTCTCGGCCGGCTACACCTGCGACCTCGCATGGGAGCCGGGCACCACGCCCGAGGGCGAGAAGTACGACGCCATCCAGAAGGATATCCGGATCAACCACGTCGCCATCGTGCAGCGCGGCCGCGCCGGATCAGAAGCTCGCATCGGCGATGGTGCGGGGAAGTGGGGCGTGAGCCCCGTCAACACCCAGATAGCAGATGAAAGGATACCGAAGATGGATCTGCGAAAAATTCTGGTCGATGGGCTCACGGTCGAGACGACCGATCAGGGCGCACAGGCCATCACCAAGCTGCAGAAGGACCTTGAATCGTCCGCTGCAAAGTTCGCCGACGCTGAGAAGGCGCACCAGACGGCTCTGGCCGCCAAGGATGCGGAGATGGCGAAGAAGGATGCCGAGATCGATGCTCTGAAGGGCAAGATCCTTTCCGACGCCGATCTCGACAAGCGCGTGCAGGCCCGCGCCGATCTCGTCACCAAGGCCAAGGTCCTGGCGAAGGACGTCAAGATCGAAGGCCTTTCCGATGCGGCCATCCGCAAGGCTGTCGTTGTCGCCAAGCTCGGCGATGCCGCCGTCGCGGACAAGTCGGAGGCCTACATCGACGCCCGCTTCGACATGCTCGTCGAGGATGCCGGCAAGAACGGCGCCGATCCTTTCCGCACCGTTGTGCAGCAGGGTCTCACGCAGACCTCTGACGCCAGCACCTCCGCAACCGCTCACAAGTCCATGGTCTCCGATCTCGAATCGGCCTGGCAGACGAA